TATCGCTGATGCTATTGACAGAGGTGATACCACCACCGCTGCCGCCACTTCCTCCGGAGCCCCCCGCCCCGTTCAATCCGCCCAGGCAGAAGACATCCCAGTAGTCGGTATTGGGTGGCGTCTGTCCTGTCGAACTCGACGTGGCGATGTAGACATCCCGGTCCAACCGCACCAGGTCGTCCTGAGTATACGATGCAGTTGAAGACCAGACTCCTCGCCACATAAGTTCAAATCCTTGTGATACTCCTGGTTGACTCACGCCAGCCAGGATGGTGTTGTCATCTAAAAAAAAACCACGATTCATGGGAAGTGAACCCATGTCGCTCGTCGTGATCCCGTCTTTGCGAAGTGCCTGGTCGAGGAGTGTCCCGCCGTCCACAGATACGATCCTGGCCTGCGTCGTGCCGTCTTCACTGCCTTCGGCGAATGCCCTGACGTACTCGATGAGCAACTGCTCACAGAATGAGGGGACGGGGATGTTCGAGGTCTCTGAGGACGTTGTTGTGTAAGACGGCCAGCCTTCTCGGTATCGGATGAAGATCGCATCGTCAGTAGAGGTCGACGGTGTTGGAAACAGGTCCAGCCTGGCCGCAGGAAGACCCGCAGTTGTCTGCGCCGATCGAGACATAGTCGCCACATAGAACAGACTGGTCTCGACGTTGGTGCGCTTGAAGTCTTCGAACGTGGCTGGCGACACCAGGTCAATGCTGAACTTGATCGAGTCAGCGGGCTTCAGGCTGATTATTTCGTCAACGCTGATCGCATTCCCTGACCCATCAACTGAAAGGTCAATGAACGATTGGCTTGCAGTGAAGTCAAATCCACCGGCAGTTCTTTCCCGCCACCGCCACGGACGGGAGAACAAGTGTTCCCCCGCACCGTTGACGATTTCGGTGAGGCGCTCGGCTTCTGTAACACCAGGAGCCGTCGACGGGCTGCCACCAACTGCGAGTCGAGCGTAGCCTTTAAGCTGGGCCAGAGTGATTGTCATGTGCGCCTCAATGGTGAGAAGAGAAAAGAGAACCAGACCCACGGTGTTTCCACCAATGGGTCCGAGAGGGATTTTTTAGCTGGCACGCTCGGAATAGGTGATCCAAACGAAGTAGCCATCATCAGCGTCGTCGGTGGAGAGTGCTCTTCTCAGGGTCAAACTTCCGTCTGCGCTTACCTGGAATCCACTAGCGACTGACGAAACGTCGTGCGGAAGAGAGTTGAGTACCCCACTGGTTCCCTGGATTGTGTATCCGCCGTATGCGTAAATCGAACGAACACCATTCCGCGAACTGTGGTCAATAATTAAAATGTCACCAGTAGCCGCGCTTGAGTCCGCTGCCAGGTAGAACGACTCCTTGTAGGTAGTCACGAACGAGCTTGTTGAAGGTTCCCAGGAGTCTGAAATGGTGACTCGGTTTGCTTGCCCTGGCTGCGGTATGTGCGTGTTGTCTGTATGTCGTGCAAGCTGAGACCCATTGCCAGTTAGGGTACTAGCCGCTTGTGTACGAGCAAATGCAGAAAACGCCATCGGAACGTACTGAGATGTTGTTGGCTTGGTTTCGGTTGTCACGCCTACGGCAGCACTTCCAGCACCATTTGTTCCCCTTGGCGTGGCATAACCAGCAGAACCCCCAAAGACGCTCATGTAGACCCCTGCGCCAGCTTCCGTAGAAGTGACTGCATCACTGTTCACACCGCTGTCAATCAGGATATCTGCCACGCCTGCGATGATTACCGAGCCGTTGTAGCCCTGATTGATGTCTTCACTAGCTACTCCGATCGGATTAGGCCCGAAGTTCTCGGTGCTAGTTGACAGGGTCGCGCTCGGAGCCCCGTCTGCATTGAAGCCAATGGAAACCAACTGCCCGCGCTTGATGGCGCTGCCCGTTGCTTTGGCTTCGATGACGGTCTGCGCGAATCCGGTGTTCACCGGGCCTTGTGTCGGTGCGTACATGTTGGCTCCTTGTGTAAATCACCTGGGGAGGATTGCTCCCCCCCAGGCGTGTGTTGCAATTAGTTGTTCGCGGCAGCGAACCCAGTGACACCATCAAACAGGACGGATCCGATTCCGCCTGCATTGATAGTTTCAAGGGCAATGCCAACCGGCTTGACGTAGGCACTACCGGCGTCAGTCGGGTTGGTACCCATTGCCGTAAGCTGCCCGGCAGTTCCGCCATTGATAGCGACTTCGCCATCATCAAGCTGTGAAGTACAAAGCACCTGGAACACACCGCGCATTCCAATACGACCCTGAGCACCAGCACTGATGTCTTCAAGTGCAACGCCGAGGATGTGGTCAGGAGTGCTGTCAGCGGTCGCTGACTTTGCACATGCTGCGTAGCCACCGGCTGCAAGAGCAAAGGTGACGACGTTCCCCTTGACGACAGCGTCAGTGCAAGTGATCGTGACGCTCTGGGTTTCGAATTCGAGTCCTGCTGGACCCTGTGTAAAGCTAAGAGACATATCTAGTCCTTCCTTTCAGGATCAGGAGGTGTGAGCAGGTGCAATGATGCCGTGACGCTGACGCGAACGAGCCATCATGTTCCACCAGGTGTCACACAGGACGATCGAGGTGTAGGGCTGGTTGGGATGACGCATGACTTCTGACTTCTTGAAGAAGTGGTTGCCATGGAGAACGACGTTGAGGTACTCGCCGTTGACGAAGTAGTAGCGTGCGTCACGAGCAGTGTGACCACTGGTTTCTGATGCACTACCTTCGGCAACACTGAGGTCGTAGCTGTTGTTCCCGCCGTTGGTATCGCCAGGGTAGAGCTTCGCAGTGTCGAGGGATGAGATGTATCGCAGAGGAATACCCGCATAGGTGGGCTGCGCGTAGGCCGGATCCTGGGGTGAGACCAGGCGATCGTTGGCATCGCGGAGCGCATCGGTGTACTGGTTGAGACCAGCACGGGAACAAAGGATCATCTGCTGTGCCATAGTGGCGTTGCTGAAGTACTCAGAGAACTGCGAAGGCGCGGTGTACTGGCACTTCAGGAACATGTCATCAAAGGCGTTGAGGAATCCACCCATTGGGATGTTTCTAGCACCCACCGTGTGGTTGTTTCCGGCAGCACTTTGACCAACACGCGAAACGGATGCGGTAGAAACAGCATCGGCTGGGTCGGTTGTGGTTGAGCCATCGTAGAACGAAACTTGGTTCGTCCAGCGGGGCTCGACGAAGGGGTCGATTCCCTGGATGTCGGTCCAACCCAGGGGGACGCCACCACCACGAACCTCGCCAAGCTGGGTCTCAGCCGAGTCGACGATGATCTCGTTGATGAAAGCGGACAAGGGGAAGGGCTGGCTGCCGGAGGCATCAGCGATCTCGGCCTTGTTCGCAACGCAGTCGGCGAAGAGACTCTTCTCCATGCCGTTGACCAGGGAGGTGGTCATGCGCTGTTCCTTGACGCGCTTGAGACGCTTGTACACGTTCTTCATGCCGTCCTTGGACAGGCCGTCGCCAGCGTTCAGTTCGATCTCATGATCGGTGAACGCCATATGGTCGACAGCAAATCGCCAGGGGGCAGAGGTGGTGTCGAGCACGTTCGGGTTCCGGTAGCTGAACGTGGCGTTCGGCTTGTAGAACTCGAAGGTGTTCGAGGCGTCGAGCATCAGGGAATCCTTGATCTCAGCGCCAGTCTGGATGTTGACACCCTGGGGACCAGCAGCGAGTGCGCCCCAGAGGTAGTTTCTCTCGACAGCTTCGTTGACGAGAACGTCAGGCCCGGTCAGATATGCCGGGCCAGTTGCAGCGACAAAGTCTGCAAACTTGCTAAGTGCGGTACCAGCCATTGAATGGCTCCTTGTAGTTGGAGCCGCGAGTTTTCAAACGTCAGTCGGCCAGGATCCGATCCAGGATGCGGTCTTCTTCCTCTTCAGGAGTCAGTGCTTTCTCTGGAACGGGAGTGGCACTCGGGGGAGTCATCTGTGCTGATTCAGGCTTCGTGGCCTTGGTCGACGCAGGCTTGTTCTCACCGAGTACTTCGTTGGCGGCTTGTTGGATGAGACTCGCGACGGATTTATGTGAACCAGGAGATCCCTCACCAATCGCATTTGCCTTGGCAACGATCTTCTGCCGGTCGTCAGGGGTGATCCCCCCACGGGCGACAGCCTCATCACCGATGGCATACGCGACTGCTTCGCGAATCTCCGCCTCCTGTCTGATCAACTTCAGAGAGCTTTCCAACTTGGTTAGGTGGTCCCGCGTCTTCTTCAGAGGTTCAGCCAGTTCGTCTCCGTACATCTCGGCGACTTGTCCCAGGTCATCGTGGTTCGAGCCCTGGGGGGTTGCATCCGTCTCGGGTTTTCCGCTCGTCTGCGTTTCTTCATCGGATGTGCTGTTGGCACTATCACTTTCATCGGAAATTTTATCTCGAAGTTGACGCATCTCCTCAGAAAACGCATCAACGTCGGTTTGCCGTTTGGCGGCCTTCGCGGCCCATTCGCTCACGGCCTCTTCACCGAACTGGTCGGTCAGGGCTTTCACGAACTCTTCAGGCACATTGTCTCTCTTGAGTGCGTTCACCGAGTCGGTCGAGGATGCTGGCTCTGCGGCGAGGGCAGGGGCAGCACCCTCTTCCTCCTCGGATTCATCCACCTTCGGAATGTCGGTGGGCTCGATCATCTCTTGGGTTTCGAGGTCATCACCAAGTATGCGATCCAGGATCGCGTCGTCGTTGGCCTCGTCCTGGGTCTTCTTCTCGTCCATGAGTCAGTCCCTGTTCAAGTTGTGGCGTGATTGCAGTTCGCGTTCATGAAGCCGACTGGTCACAATCGGCTGTCCTTGCTTGTTCGACTTCGCGCCCGTCATGTTTCGTGGCAGCGATTTGGATACATATGGATACCCATGTGTGCGGTTTTCGATGTCGGCAGAAAGTTGAGGAATATCGACTAATCGGCGATACATGTCGCCGTCGATCTCGATCAGCGATCCAATCGGGGGAGCATCGGCCATCGGAAAACTCTTCTCGACGACTTGTCCGCTCGACTCTGATTTGAAAGTGTACGACGCCATCAGACCGAACCGCGTCCTCCTCCGCCACCGACGCCAGACATCGCGGCCTGCATGAGTCCGCCGACATCAGCCGACCCAATATTGACACCCCCTGGTGCACCGCCAGCCGGAGAGGAATTCGGCTGTGGCGGCACACCCGGAGTGGAAATGATCTCGCGGAGACTCGGCATATTAAGCTGGTCCCCGATCATTTCTAGGAGCCTGTCCCACTTCACGAATGGCATCGCCGGGATCGCTTGCCCGACTTGCATAACGAGTTGGAGCAGTTCGAGCGCACGCTTCTGCTGCAACGCTTCGCTCGATCGTTCCAGGGAGTAGGTACTGACTCGGATAGCGTAGGCGTCGAACTCTTCCTCGAAGGTTCCACCTTTGAACGTCGTGCGTTCACCGAACTGATGAACGGAGTCCAGGCCCAGTCCGATCTCGATGTCGTCGCCGTGGTACATGTACCAGCCAACTACATACATCAAGCTGTCAATGGCATCAGCGAAACAGCGTTGCAGCCATGCAATTCGCAGTCCTGATGATTGGGCGGCAGTCTGGACTTCTGTGGCTGTTGCGTCACCTGTGACAAGCCCACGCATGACTTCGTTCAGACCCGTCAATCGATCAAGTCTGTCCTGGGTCATCGCCGTGTACTGGAGTTGTTGCTGAGTGATTCCACCAATCTCGATGGGAACGACTCGATCTCGATCAATGTTCTCGACCGGGACAACGTGCAAGTCTGGTGTTGCTGCAATGTCCTGCGCCAGCTTCGTCCCCCTGCTATCCACTAAGACGAGACGGCGATATGAACTTGCACTTGTGTGCAGTGACTTCAAATGCGTATTGAGTTCTTGGAGCAGACTCTGCGCGGCAGTCATCGTCCCAAGTGGATAGCAGTCGCCAGGGACCGTGTACGCACCAACAAGAGCGTAGGGTCCACTGGGGGGTCCGTAGAAAGGTTCTGGCTCACTGCTGATCACGGTGTAGTGGTCGTTGCCTGACGATGCCAGGCGAATGATCGCACCGTGGTAGAGGTTCGACTTCTCGAACTTTGCAGGGATCTCCGCGTCGGGAATCCACAACTCGGTGACCACGATCTGTCCACGGTCAGGCACATTGCGACCGTGCTGTGATGAGTACACCTCGGACTCTTCGGTGTTCTTGAGCAGGGCATCCACCGCCGTGCTGTCCAGGTACTCACTGTCCTTAGCTTTCGCCTGGAGGTCGTCGATATCGCAGACGTACTGGTGACCAACGTATCGAGCGTCAGAGATATCCGTTGCAGCAGGATCGATCACGAAGCGATCAGGTGCAATGCGATAGATGCGTGGCTGCTTGCCGCCGTGCGCTGGCTCGATCCGCCTCATCGAGGTGACCGGAGTCGGGGTGACCATGGCAGCGCCCCAGGTGAAGAGCATGTCAACCGCGACCCGTTCGATCGTGCGGCGGACCTGGGAGCGTGCGGCCCAGGTGTTCATCGCCATCTCGATCATCTTCGCGGTGTTGTCGTCACCGGCCTCACCAGTTGCTTCGACCTGGATGCGCGGGACATCGTGAGCGAGTCGTGGCAGTACCAGAGACAAGAAGCTGAAAGCGTAGTTCTCGGGATCACTGTTTGACTGTCCACGGCCAGCGTCATCCATGTACGCAGCACCGTGGTACTTGCGAATCTGCTCGTCAAGCTCAGACAGATGGCGCTTGCGCCAAGAGACTGCCGCTTGTAACTCTTCGATCAAGTTTGCATCTGAGGTGTTGAACATGATTCATCTCCGTACTGAAAAGTAACTCATTACTCACTGCCGTGTTTTCGATCGGCAGTTGTTTTTATTTCGTATCCACATCGCAACTGAAACAAGTGTGTGCTTCTGCTCACAACTGACGATTGACGATGTCTTTAATTTTTCGCAACTCGATCGATACCCATGACGGGCTTCGTTGAAATGCGTATCCAATTTGTGTCTTTGACATCCCTCTGCAAATCATCTGAATCAGTTCGTGGTGGCGGTCAGTCAATTCTGTGTACTTGGTGATGTCGAACGAATCCAGTTCGCAACTGCTGTCGATGCAGTCCTGGCGAATTGGTTCCCAATCAGATTCGCCCATAGGAAACATCGGTTTGTACTCCCGTGGCGCGTAGCCGGGGAGCCGGTTCCCATCTTCGTCGTACCTGTTTCGAATGATTTGGATTTGCTGTTGCTTGCAGTAAATGCGATGAACAATGTCCCACATAAACCTCTGCAAGAAAGTACTTAAGCTAGATAGCTCGGCGTCGTACTTTTCATCTGTCAGTTTGCGTGCAGCGATCCAGGTGACGTTGATGAATTCATCTAGATCCCAATTGCGAAAGCGACCAGGCTTTCGAATCGAGCACCAGGTTTTCACTTCACGAAGCAAGTATTCATCACTCAGTCGAAACTCGTCATCGGAGTTCATCTGGTACTCCGATCAGCGATCCAACGCTCCAATCTGGAAGCCCTTCTTCCGCTGGGCGTCCCTGCCTTGGTGCGTTCTTCGCGGCCAGGAGCGCCAGGGCCAGGGCGACCACTCGGTCACCGTGAGCCTCACGGGCTTGGCTCGTTTCATCGATCTCCAAACGAGCCGGGCCGATCCCCCCATCAGAGTAGATCACGGTGTCTTCCAACTCCTGGACGGTGTCTTCGCAGGCGATCTGAATCGTGTCGTCGTGAAGCGCACGCGCCAGGTCGCCAAACAGGATTCGCTTGGACTGCCGGGTGGACAGCCAACCGACTCGCTTCGTGCGCTTTTCGTTCGTGGTGTTGAGCACCGCCTGGCGATACAGGCTGGCGAAGTGCAACCGCTCGAAGTCATGCACCAGGGAAGCACCTGGTCCGTTCACCTCGAACGCGACGAACAGATCGGAAGCACCTCGAAGCCATGACTTCGCCGACTGAACGATCTCCCGCGCCAGGTCATAAGGCGGCGTGTGCGGGCAGACGTACTCGGCGACCAGGGAGTTGTCCGCTGTATCCAGGACCGCGACCACCCCGTTGGCTGCTCCTGTGCCGTAGGAGGGATCCACGCCAGCGACGAGCACGGCATCGTCCCCAGGCTCCTGGAAGACGTGCCACCGGCCTGATGGCTGATCGACAAGTTGCCCTCTCACAACTTCACAACGCCTGGCTGGCTGCGTGCGCGATCGCTGGCGTTGGATCCCGGTTATGGGGAAGAATGCAGACGCCGCCGTCGTAGGCAGCGCCAGGACGTTCTCCCGTACATCGATCAAGTCTCGACGCTTCAACTGCTCGGCGAGCCACGGCGTCCAGGTGTACTCGCGGCCCAGGTCACCAGTGACCGCGCCGTCCTGGTCGATCCGCTGCTCTGCGTTCGCACCCTTGCGCGGGTGATCCGCGTAGGTCAGCTTGACCACGGTCGACTCGTTGACTTCAGCTTCAGGAACCAACTTCCTGGTGAAGTAGCTGCCCGACAGGTGCGTCGATACCGCGATGCGGCATGACGTTGTATCCGCTGATGATCGCCAGGCGGATTCGAGCCTGTCCTGGGCAGCAGCTTCGTCGAAAACCACAAGGGTTCGACGACCACCGCGACCGATGTGTTGTGTCGTCGCTTGGCCTGCAATCGAATGCCCTTCTGGATGCTCGATGATCATGTGTCGCCTGCGCGAACCCCCAGGAAGGAATTCGTCTCGCTGACCTGGGAGCCAGGACAGTGGAAGGTGGGACATGATGAAGTCGAGACGCTGAAACAATGCATCCTCGTCACCACTGCGGTCGACGAGGTTCTCAGTTCGTGAGCAGAGGAGTGACGACCAGGATCGGAACATCCAACCCCAGACGGCGAGGCCCAGGGTCATCCAGGAAGCGCCCATCTCCCTGGACTTGACGAACAGAATGTCGTGGCCGTTCTCGACGGCGTCGACCATCTGGTGCAACGCCTTACCCTGAGCAGGCCAGGGGATCATCGGAGTGGCGCTGTGCTTTGCCGGGCGCTCACGCCCGTGCTCGTCGACTACCTTGATGCGCCGAGTCCACACCGCCGCCTCAAAGAAGGCGACGGGAGACTCCTCACACAACCTGCGAACTGACTCTCGCTCCTCTGGAGTTCCGTTCCAGAGTAGGTCTCGCAGCTTCTGTGCTCGTTTGAGAGTTGAGTGCATTATGCCCAGCCGAGTGCTTCTTCATCCTCTTCGCCTGCATCGAAGGAGTGCTTCAACTCCTGAGTCATCGTGATCACTCGCTCTTCGTTGTAATCAGCCTGGATCTTCATCGGTCCACCCCCTGGACCTGACAACTCCAAGCGACTCGTTGTCTTTCCGAGTTGGTTGCCGACGTACTTCAGGGCTTCGATCAGTAACTTGTTGTCACCCTCGCGTGCGCGTTCGATCACGATCGAGAGCAGTGAATCGTGAACGACTTCCCAGGAGTACTCGACCAGAGCGGCGTACAGGGGGTTATCCCTGATCCACTTGTAGTGCGTGTTCGGGAACGTCCCGCACTTTGCGAGAGAGTCCTTCAGCGTCATGCCGGACATCAGGCAACAAATCATGGCGTGTTGCGAATCGCCAAGAGGCTTCCCATCGGGGACATCGCCCACCCCGATGGGAAGTTCTCGAACAGGGACCGTCACGTCGTCAGTCATTCGCAGCTACCTGAACACTTCCCACAACTGATCAACTTCATGAATGGCTTCTTGAACACCATGCCTGCAATGAAGCTGGC